TTCGTGGCCCCCAGTCAATTAGGCACCTACAGTACCACGAACGATCAACTGTGGACGACGCAGAACGTCGATGAAGTTGGATTCGGTTTGGATTTCGATCATCTGACCACGGTTGTCACCGAATTCGAAAGCGTATAGCTCTTGACCTTGGGTGTTAACGAAGTCGAAGTGATCTGCTGGTCCGAAGTACTGGACGAAGTTGTCACCATCGCCTACATCGCTTGGGAAGAAGTAGCAGTCGCCAACTGGAATCTGGCGAGAGCCATCTGGGTTAACCCCACGGTTTTCGATGTAAGTGATGTTACCGATTGTGAATTCACGGTAACGAGCGTCGTAGCCTTTCGCCTTCAGACGGTCACGAAGGATTTGTGGAGACTGAGCGTAAGCTAGCCACAGTGCCTTCATTGTTGGGTGGCCGATCAGCTTCGCGAAGAACTCTGGCGATGCAACAGCGAATACTTCACCACGTACAGTTCCGTCCAGAGCGTTGTCTTGGATAGAAGCGAAAACTTCTTCAGTTTTTGCGATGATATCGGTTGTAGCAGTGTTCAGTTCGAAGTCAACAGTTGTACGTGTTGCACCGAACTCTGTGTACCAGTTGTATGTTACGTTGCCGTTAGGAGCGTAAGCAGTACCAGTTACGATTGTGTGCCAGATAGCAGCTTCGTGAGTTGCAGCCCAAGACTTACGGATTACTTCAAGCTTACGCGCACGCACAGCAGCCAGAGTTTCCAGTTCGTCTACACCGAAAGCACGCTTACCTTGGATATCACGTGGAGTGATGGAGGCGTCTAGGGTGAAGTGTGGGATTGCAAATGCTTGCATTTTGCGAGTTGGATCGCTGACCACGGTGTGACGAGCACCACGGTGAACGTCTTTGATCAGACCGTATCCAACGGTGATTTCTTCAAGAGTAATAGTCTCTTGAGAAGTTGTGTCTTTTCCGAAGATGCCCAACTGTGTTCCAAGGAACCAGTCATTCGGGATAATCATCAGCGGCTGGGACAGGTCAGTGTATTCGTAGTTGTTGCCTGCGTAGCTACGAGTGGCCTGTTTAGCAAGTTGTACTGTAGACATTATGTCCTCCTATTAAACGTTGTTGTAGGTAAGTTGATCAACTGCGAAGATGTTCTTCAGAGCCAGTTTGTCAGTTGCAGTCTTACGTTGGTTATCAGTCGTAACGTCAGAACCAAAGATAAGTGCAGCCTTACCAACTTTCGCGTGACCGCGAGCCAGTACCAATACATTGGTGTATTCGGCAGCAGAAGGACGAGTCAGGTCGTCAATCAAAATGTATGTAGCGTCAGCCAGAGTTGCAGCAACAACTAGAGCACCAGTGCTGTCAAGAACAGAACCTGTGATCGTAGCGTTTACAGCAGACTTGAGCAACACTTCACGTGTTACGCCAGAACCAGCTTCTTCTTCGTATACCAGCCAGTTGCTTAGACGTTGTACATCAGCAGCGTAATTTGCCATTGTGTGTATCTCCTATAGATAATAAATTACTTAACGCCGTAACGGGCTTTAAGGATTTGAGTTGTGCGATCAACTTCTTCTTGAGACTCTGCACCAGCACCGGCTACGCCTGCTTCTTGCATCATTTCAGAATTGTCAACTACAGATGCCATAGACTTCATTGTGGCAACGGTAGAAGCGAACGATTCATCGTCTAGACCAGCCAGCGACTTCAATACAGCTTCTGCTTTATCAGCAGGAACTTTGGCATCAACCAGAGCAGCTTTACGCATTTCTACTTTAGCAGCTTCAGCAGCAGTTTCGAACGCAGCTAGTTTGTCTTGAGCGGCTTTCAGAACAACAGCTTGTTCGTCTAGAGCTTTTTGTACTTCGGCAACAAGCAATGCACCAGCGGCTTTTTCCAATGCTACAGCATCTTCAACAGCTTTAAGTACAAGAGACTCATGCACAGATTTTTCGATTTGTTCCACGATAGGTTCCTCGATAATAGTAGTTGGTTGTTCAACAGATTGTCCGGCTACAGCCAGAGCAATAGTTGCGGGGTCAATGTGATCAGTAGCTTTGAATACAAGCGTGGTGATACCATTAGCTGGCCCGCCTTGGTGCTTGCCAACAAGAGCAACGTGAGCGCCTTCATGTTCAAACTTAATGTCTGTCAGGCGGCGTTTTGCATCAGTCATGTTTCAATTCCTCGACAGTAGCCATAGCGCCAATAGAGACGCCGTTAATATCACCAGACTTCACACCATCCCAAAGAGCTTGCGATGTTTCGTCGCCTTCTGGGAAGTGCCACCATTGCAACCAAGTACCCTTTTTAACTTCCACTCCGTTGTCAAGCTTGAAGCTTGCGGGTGCAATGAAGGACTGGACAATTTCGGCTTTCTGTGTTTCGACTTGGTGAAAGAGGTTAGCAACTTGGCAGTGTGTATTGAAGTTGTTGCAGGCTTTCTCTACTTCCTCTTCGGTGTAGATATCACCGTGTAGGTCAACAGAGTCAGGCTCAAGAACAACAAACATCGCCATACGCTTCTCATCATTGAGAGCTTTAGTTACTTCAACTTGTACTGGAGACTCTTGCGAGCCTCCAAAATGTTTTTCAATCAGTTCAGCGAGTGCATCAACGAATTTCATTGTGGCTCCTTATGCGTTGTTTGCAGCAGCGTTGTCTCTGCCAGAAGCTTTCTTAGAAGCACCATTACCACCGCCAGCTTTCATTCCGTCACCAGCTTGGCTTTCGCCTCCCATGATTTCGTCTTTGTCTACTGGTTCATCTGGCTTCTTAGGTACAACTTTGATAGATTCACGAATCTTGTTCGCCATATCGCGGTCAAGTTCAAGAGCACCAACACTACCCATACGTTGAATAGCTTTGGAGAATTCATCCAAGTCAACTTCGTCAAGATCACCGTAGCACAGTTTAGGCAGTTCTCTTGCTGTCAGGATTTCTCCGTTAAGAGCAAAGAGTTGTGGGATCAGATCGTTGTTAAGCGTGTCTTGAATCTCTTTCAGACGGGCTTCAATAGCCATCGCCATGATGTTTGTTTTTGCACCAGCAAGCGAGTACGATCCAACTTGATCCTGACCCATCTTCAACATATCAGCAAACAACACCATTAGGATTTTGTTATCCCAACGCTTGATGATTACGTCTGTGTCGTACATCTTTCCACCTTGAGTGGAAGTCAGTTCAAACTTGAAGAGAGGTTGACGGCTCTCTGGGTCAAATGCCTGTGGCAAGATGAGTCCAGATTGTTCGTTCATTTGGATATTACGGATAACGTTCTTGTAGTATTCGAAGATTGCCTTCTCACTATCAGATGCGTCTTCACTCATATAGCGTGGTGGAAGATACAGAGTTGGCATACCGTTCATGTCACGTGTGACACCGATAGCTTCCTGTTCTTCAATCTGTCTACGGAAGAGCCAAGCGTTGTAGCAACCACGTAGAGGGCTGTTGCCTTCTGGGTTGTCACGCTTTGCGTCTACACGAAACAGCATGAATTTCTTACGAGGGATTTGGATGATGCCGTTCTGGCTCAGGTTGAAGTAGCGATCACCGTTCTGAACGCCCGCTAGGGACTGTTCAAGGCCGACTAGATCACGACCGTCGTCACTGTATACCCAACGAGAGATTGTGTCCTGAGAGCGAACTGGGAGCTTCCTGATGCCAATCTTGTTGTCATTGTAAGAAGAGCCAGACTCAAATGTACGACGACGATATACTTTCTCATGAACAGAGAAGCCATACGTGTACATACTTGTTACCTCACGAATGAAGTCAGCAAAGCTGTGTTCCATATCGTTGATAACGGACTCAAGGAATTCTCCGCGAGCTTTCATTGCAGCATCTGGTTCAATCCCCAGATCAACACTCCAATCAACACGACTGATCATCATCTCAACAAGAGAGATGGCAGACTTGATTGTAGCGTCTTGGGACATTGTACGGAATGTTTTGCACGCCTCTGGGAACCTAAGTTCACGACGATTCTCTTCCGCTACATGCCCACCATATTGTTTAAGTCCAATAGCACCAATCTCACCAAGGCGAAGTCTGGGCATCGGAGCAGCTACTTTCTCAACTTTTCTCTTAGCCATTAATCCTCACCTTATCTGTAGAATGCGAATGGGTTAGTCTGTGTCATTGTTGGGACCGAGAAGTCAGGAAGATATTGTTCAGAAGACAATGCGTGGAAGGCATCAGATGTGGCGTCCACTTGGTCATCCTTAATATTCTTGCTACCGTCAAACCTTTCAAGTTCAAGTAGGTAGTCCTTCGTCCAGTCAGCCTCTACAATCTCAACGCTACCAGCTTCTGCTGTTGCAGCAAAAGGAGCGAATCGAGTGACCTTAGATTTGTTAGTTGTTTTCATACGAGCCATAAAACCATGATCTGCCAAGTCACGAATGAGCTGAGCAGCATAAGCTTTACCGGCAGCACCGGGGTCGCATGGAACGATAATTTGTACATCATCACCATCGTGTCTTGCAGTTTCCAGAATCATGTCGAATACACCACCATGACGGCGACGATCACGAACAACATCTTCAACTGTATAAATACCCATCTTGTTTCTGCTCATGAGAACACCAGCAGTCCAGTCAGGGTTTCGATTGGTTTCAGATTCAACAGTACCACTGATATCCCACGCTCTTACTCTCTTAATAGATTTCAGGTCACGTTGAGTTACCATGTTGCACCATTGGGATTTGAAGTATCCTGTACCTTCAGCACGTGCAAGCCAACTACCATAAAGTAGGCGAGCCTTCTCAACACGACCTAATCCTTCAAGCCAACCAACATACTCTGGCTGTGCTTTACATAGAACTGGGTTGTCGTAGACGTTAGCTGCAATGAATTTGAAGCTGAGAGGTTTAACTTGGTCTTCATGATCATGGGCTAGATGCGGCTTACCATACTTCTCAATCAACTCAGCCTTCGTATCGCCCCACATCATCTTACCATCCATCTTGAGGAAGTAACGGACAATGCCGTCTCTCTCAGGAAGAGGAATTCCAGTTTCTGGATCAAGCCACCAATCCAACCAATGACGCAAGAAGCTACCATAGTCAGGGTTGCAAGTGATTTTCATGTGAGGTTTAACTTCTGGACACTTAGGGTTACGCATACGAGAAGTGAGGTATTCAACCATCATTTCTTCAAACTGCTGGCCTTCGTCCACAAGGAAGTGGTTTACTTCCCAGCCTTGGAAGTTCTCAGTGTCTTTTGGGTTTTCGAAGTGACGGAGGTAAATTCTAGCTCCGTTAGAGAAGAGGAAGTGGTGTTCTTTATCACGCCATCTTACCTTTGGATCAATCAGCTTAAAGAGTTCTTCGGCTTTCTCTTGGAGTCCGCCCGGACCTTTAAGTTGTGGAGTTGTACGTCTTACCATACAACCACGGAATTTTGGATACTGGACGTGTTTAAGGAAATCCATAACACCCAGATAACTTTTGCCTGCTCCAGCAGCTCCACCGAATACGGTAATATCTGCTTCGCTATGCATGAAGTCGTATTGCTTTTTCGACTTTGGCCCGATGACGTTAGGGTCCAAGTCAAAGACCATATCGTCAGCCATTGCCTGTCCTCATTTTAGAAAGTAATAAAGGGCGACCCCGAAGGGTCATCCCTGTTTTCCTGTTAGAGAATTGCTCTCTATGTATATTATTGTACATCGGAATCGCCAGTTGTCAACCCCTAAGCATAACATTTATTGAAAATAGATGTCAATCCTTCAAAGCAGCAATAATTGCATTGACTTTAACCTTCAATGCGTTGACCAAAGTGATGGCCGTTGCTTCGTCAGTTGCGTCTGCTGTAGTCACTGTCGTAAGGGCAGTAATAGCAGCAGCTTGACCAGCGTCA